CGTAATCCATCACGGCGCCCTCTTGATATGCTGGTACGGGTTAGCCTTGCGCGATCCGATGCCGTGTACTGCGCCGATGTCCACGCCAGCGTCACGCATCTTCTCGACGTGCGCCGTCTGCTTTTGCTTGCGGTCGGCGTACTGGCGCTCTTTGGCGGTGCAGAACACCGATGGCGTGTTCTGGCGGATTCGCTCGAAGGCGTTGACCACTTCGGCAGGCTTGGGGCGGTGGAATTGGCCGGCGCTCATTTTTGCCCCTGTAGTACCCGGCGCAGCGCGGCGTTTTCCTCGCGCAACAGCCGGTTCTGTTTCTTTGGGTATCGTGGTTTTGACGCTAGCGAGGCACTTGCCCCAGGGCGTCACCATCGCAGGGCGAGAGGGTTGTCCCATGTCAGGCCTCCTTTGCTTCAGGCTCTGCTTGCTCCTGGATTGGCTCAAACCATCCGGGACGCAACACGCGCAACTGCCAGATTCGCGATTGCGGAACATCCTCGCCCCACTGCGATATGGCGCTTTGGGTTATGCCTAGCAATTCGGCCAGCGCGGTTGCCGATGTTGCGTGCGATATGGCGTCTTTGGTTTTCATGACGCGTAACTTTAGCACACTTAAGGAATTTGGAACAAGACCCCTCAGTCCACTAAAGTATTTAGGTGGCTTAATTCCTGCCATGACATTGGCAGAACGTATTGCAGAGGCGATAGGAGACCGTCCGCAGGCTGAGATTGCGCGGGCGGTAAAGAATCCGGAAGTAGTCAAACTTCGACAATCTTCCCGCCCGGTTGACCCGGGCTTTTTTACGTCTCATCCAAAATACTTTAGTGCATTGAAGGGACTTTGCTTTAGCTTACTTTACTTTTTAGCTTAAGCGTACTAAAGTACCCCAACGCGCCGCAATTGGCGCATGAAAGGGGAACCAGATGCTCACCGAACGCAACCTGCAGGAACTCGTCGACGAACGCCACGCCGACTACATCTCCGAAGCAGCCTCGGCAAAGTCGCCCAAGGCGATCAAGGCCGAGGCCATGCGCAAGAAAACGGCCCTCGAAACCGCTCGCCGATTGGAGGCCGCATGCAATGCTCTGCGCGCCAATATGCGGGCCTGCAACGCATGCGGCGATGCCAGCGCCACCTTGGAGAGCCAGGGCAAGGGCATCGACGGTCGCACAAAGCTGCTCGCCGACATGGCCGAGTATTCCGCCTACCTGTTTGGCATCTACGGGTCTGGGGAGTAACGATCATGCTCACCGCCACCGAAGCCCAAGTCCTGGCCTACTGCCGCAACAGCCTGGACGAGGAAGAAATAATCGACATCCTGCTGGCGATCGCTGCCGGCAGGAAATACGACGACCCGATATGCATCGCGCTGGACAAGTGCACCGATGCGCTGCGGTCCACCCAGGAACTCAAGCAAAACGCCGCGCTGTGGGCTGCTGACGATGCGCAGTGCCGCGCTGCTGGTGGCGCTGCTGTCGGGGAATACGACCGTGGAACGATGGCCGTACTGCGCGGGGTGGCGGCATGACTACCGACATCCTCACATGGTTCTTTGGCTGGTGGACCGGCTCCGGCATTCAGGTCGGAATCATCGTGTCCGCTTTCTGGCTATTCCTGATCGTCGCAATCCTGGCGATCGTGAGCGCGAATCAGATGGGCGGTGAATCGTGAAGCGCCCCACCAATCTCTCCCGCCTGACCCTTTGGCAGTCCCGCAAGGTGCAGGACGCCGCCCTTTACATCATCGCGATCGCCGTTGCCATTGGCATGTCGATACCCTGGTGATCAACCAATTTCAACCCCGAGGAAAACCATGATCGAACTACTCGAAGAACCCAAGACCACGGAACTGACCGTGACCGCCCGCGCCGCCCTGGCCCTGTCGTCCGAGCAGACCCGCAAGGACTTGAAGGAACTGGTCGCCAAGTCGGCCAACATCCGCGAAGTGAAGAACGCGGCTGGTCGGGATGAATGCCACGGCGCCGCAATGGCCCTGGTGCGTGCCCGGACCACGATCACCAAGACCGGCAAGGCAGCGCGTGAAGATGCCGCCGCGTTTCAGAAGGCGGTGATTGCGGCTGAGAAAGACCTGATCGCCATCACCGAAGGCGAAGAAGCCCGCCTGCTGGCCCTGCGCGACGCATGGGACGACGCCCGCGCTGCCGAGAAGGCTGAAGCCGAGCGCATCGAGCGTGTCCGCGTCGAACAGATCCACCTTCGCATTGCCGACATCCGCGAAGCCGGGAACCTGGCGCTGCAGTGCCGCACGTCGGCCATGGTCGAAAGCCTGATCGAGAAGATGACCGGCCAGCAGTTGGACGGGTTCGACGAGTTCACCGAGGAAGCGCACAACACCCGCACGGTGACCCTTGCCCGCATGAAGGAAATCAGCGACATCAAGTTCACCGAAGAACAGGAGCGCGCCCGCATCAAGGCCGAGCAGGAGGCAGAAGCCGCCCGCCTGGCCGACGAACGCGCAGAACTGGACCGCCAGCGCGCAGAGTTCCAGGCCGAGATCGACCGCCGCGCAGCAGAAGCGAAGGCGCTGGAGACGCCCGCGGCCGAGCCCGAGAAGGTCGAAGTCACCGCGCCGGCGCCGCTGGCCGCCACCGACACCGATCCATTCCAGCAGGCAGACGGCAGCGACGAACTGGACGGCCCGCAGGAGCCATCGGACGCCGACATCATCGCTTGGGCTGCAGCGTCTGTTTCCCAGCGGTTCGGCATGTCCTTCAACGAAGCATTGAACCGGCTGGCCGAGGTCCAAGAGTGGATCCCGGTCGAAGTCGCAGCCTGAAAGAGAACCATGACTGAAATTGTTGAAGATGCATTGACGCTCGAAGCCATCGAGCCCACCGCCCACAAGGCCCCCGCCGTTCGCCAGGAATACGCCGTCACCGCGCCGTCCGACCTGTTGCGCATGGCCGTAGAGCAAGGCGCCGACCTTGACCGGCTGGAGCGCCTGATGGCCTTGCAGGAACGATGGGAAGCCGGCGAAGCAAAGAAGAAGTTTGCCGTCGCGTTCGCCGCATTCAAAGCCGAGGCGGTCAAGATCATCAAGGGCAAGCTGATCACCGATGGCCCGCTGAAAAACAAGAAGCACGCCGAACTGTCGGATGCCGTCAACGCTGCCACACCTGCCCTGTCCCGCCATGGCCTCAGTACCGCCTGGCGCCTGACCAAGGACGACAAGGACTGGATGGAAGTCACTTGCACCCTGAGCCATGAAGGCGGGCACTTCGAAACCGTGTCGATGGGCGGACCGCCAGACACCGGGCCAGGCCGCAACGCCATGCAGGCCAGGGGCAGCACCAAGACCTATCTCGAGCGGTACACGCTGACGGCCATCCTTGGCCTGGCTGCGCAGGATGCCGACGACGACGGCCAGGGTGGCGCATCGGTTGTATCCCCGTTGTTGCAGTCTGCCAGAGAGGCCGCGATGCAGGGATGGAAACCATTCGCAGCGTGGATCAATGCTCGCACCGACGCGGAGAAGGAGCAACTTCGCCCCGAATCCGACAACCTCAAGCGCGCCGCCAAGGCCGCAGACCAGAAAGGAACTACGAAATGATCCACTACGATTTTGAGCAGGGCACGCCGGAATGGCTGGAGTCCCGCAAGGGCTGCATCACCGGGTCAAAATTCCGGGATGCACGCGACCGCCTGAAAAACGGCAACCCGTCATCTAAGGCGATTCTCTACGCGAAGGACGTCGCCCGCGAGCGGTGTGGTGGGACCGCTGAAAAGGTTTTCCAGAACGCCGCAATGCGGATCGGCAGCGAGCAGGAGAAATTCGCCAATGCCGCCTACGAATCCCGCACTGGCGCACTGGTCGAGCCTGTTGGATTTTTCAAGACCGAGGACGGCATGTTCGGGCTTTCCCCGGACGGATTGATTGATGACGATGGCGTCCTCGAAATCAAGACGATGGTGAGCAGCGACACCCTGTTTACCGCCGTGGCAGAGGGCGACATCAGCGCCTATCAGGACCAGTGCGACGGGTATCTGTGGCTCCTGGGCCGCAAATGGGTTGATCTGGTTCTATGGGCGCCCGACATGGCCGGCCTGGGCCTTGATCTGGTGATCCACCGCATTACGCGCAACGAAGAACGGATCGAAAAGCTGGAAGCCGACCTGATGGCCTTCTCGCTGACGGTTCGCACCTATGAATCCGCACTGCGCAAAGCCGCAGCCGCCAACAAACAGAAAGAAGCAGCATGACCACGATGTACGGTTTGGCCAAGATCGGCCGCGATGCAGAACTTCGCCGCACGGCGGCCGGCGAGGCAGTGTGCAGCCTATCCCTGGCGTTCAACTATGGCCGCAAGGGCGAGGACGGGAAGCAGCCGACGCAGTGGCTGGATGGCGCACTGTGGGGCAAGCGCGCCGAGTCGCTGGCGCAATACCTCGTCAAGGGTCAGGGCGTCATGGTCACGCTGCAGGATGTCCACATCGAGACGTTCCGCAAGGCCGATGGGTCTGATGGTGTGAAGCTGGCGGGTCGGGTTTCCGATATTGCATTCGCCGGGCCGGCGCCGCAGCGCCAGGAAGCTCCACCACCACCCCCCCCCAAGCCGAAGCCA